CCAACTCGATCAGACCAACGTCGATCTGGCCGAGCGCTCGACGCGCGAACCGATCGCGCTCATCGTCGCGAAGGCGACCACCGAGGCGACCGGGCCGCAGATTCTCCCGCTGCCGCAGTACGGCACGCGGGCGCCGGACATCGGCGGCTACGAGGTCGCGCGCGAGAGTTTCCGGCGCGACATTCAGAACGCGCTCGGCCGCTACAGCGTGCAGGACTCCCGGCAGGGCGGGACGAAAGTGACGAGCGGCGTCGCGCTGCGCGAGCTCGACAAGTCGGGCGACCTCGGATCGTTTCACCACGTCGCGCACTACGACGACATGATCCGCGAGACCGGCGTGAAGCTGAACGAGCTCCTCGACGTCTACGACGACGCCGAGAAAGAGGTCGCGACCCGTCTCCCCGACGGCTCGACCAAGCTCGTGCCGGTCAACCGCATGACCGGCCACGCGCCGACCGGCGAGCCGGCGTACGGGCCCGACGATCTGCGCTTCGACCCGGCGCACCGCCACACCATCACAATCTCGACCGGCCCCAGCCGCGACAGTCAGCGCGAGGCCGGCAAGGACGCCGCGATGGCGCTCATGGACAACCCGCAGGCCTTCCCGATCATCGCGGCCGACGCCGTCAAGCTGATGGACCTCGGGCCGATCGGCGACCAGATGGCGAAGGATCTCGAATTCCTGCAGCCGCCCGTCATGCAGCAGGCCCGGCAGCAGGAGGCCGGCGGCGCGCCCGATCCGCGGCAACTCCAGCAGCAACTCGGCCAGGCGAAACAGCAGCTGCAGCACCTCGAGCAGGCCGCCCAGCAGATGCACCAGGCGCTCACCGGGAAGCGCGCCGAGATTGCCTCGAAGGAAAAGATCGCCGCCGCCGAGCTCACCGGCAAGCACGCCCTCGAGATCCAGTTGCAGACGATGAAGGACGCGACGGCCATCGCGATCGCGCACATCGCCGCCGCCGCGAAGGGCGCCGCGCTCGACGCGCACGCCGCCGAAGAAGCGCAGGCCCTCGGCCATGCCGCGGCGATCAGCGGCCTCCAGGTCGAGGCGGACGCGACCGAGGCCGAGGCCGCCCGCCAGCACGCCGCCCAGCAAGCCGCCGCCGCCCAGCAGCACCAGGCGGGGATGGCGGCCGCCGGCGCGGACGCCGCCGCCAATGCGCAAGCGCTTGGGCACGCGCAGACCCTGGACGCCGGCGAAGCCGGCCACCAGCAGATGCTCGAGCAAGGGCAGCAGGCCGCGGATCTCGCGCCAGCGCCCGAGCCGACAGGTAGCGCAGACTAACCGTTGATGATCGCCGCGCGCTGAACCCGCGCGGCCGGCCAGGGGGATACCCCGCAACGCGTCCTCTCCTGACGCCGGCCGGCCGTTCTCGATCAAGGAGAGGGCGCGAGGGAGACGCGCGCGGAGTGATCCGTGCCCGATCCGATCGTCGCCCCTCTGGACGCCACCCCCGCCGCCTCGTCCCCGGCCCCCGATCCCACGCCTGACGCGAGCGACCCGACCGCCGGCTTGACCGACGTCGAAACGCACGCCTGGCGCATGACGGGGAAACGCCCGACGCAATCGCCAGTTACGGACGCCGCCGCGGCCTCGTCCCCCGCCGAGCCGGTCGTACCGGCCGCGTCAACGGACGCGATCCCGCAGGCCGCCTCGGAACCGGCCGCCCCGATCAAAGCGACGACCAAGGCGCGCATCGATGAAGTGCTCGCCGAGCGGGCGCGTGAACGGGATCGCGCGGACCGCGCCGAACAGCGCGCCCGCGAGCTTGAAGCTCGGCTCACCCAGCCGCCTACAGACGTCCGTCCTGCGGCCTCGTCGCCCGCGCCGGCTGGTCTCGTCGCGCCCGACCCGGAGACCTATCCCTACGGCATCGGCGACCCCGAGTACCTGAAAGCCTTGACCGCGCACGCCGTCGCCACGACGCTGGCGACCGAACGCGCGGCGTGGGACGAAGGGCAGCGCCAGGCGCGCGCGCGCGACGAATCGACGCGCGTGATCCAGGCGTTTGAAGGGAAAGCCGCCGAGGCGCGCACCAAGCATCCGGATTTTGACGCCGTCGCCCTGTTGGCGCCGACCGAAATCCCGCAAGGGAGCGCGGCCGATCTGTGGGTCCTCGAGGACGACGCGGGCGCCGAGATTCTCTATCACTTGCAGCAGCCCGCGAACGCGGGCGAACGGCGCCGCATTCTGGCCCTCGGGCCCCGCGAGCAATTGAAAGCGCTCGTGCGGCTCGGCGATCGGTTGACCGGCCCCGCGCCCGCCCCCCGATCCACCACCGCGCCGGCGCCGGCGCCCGTCCTCGGCTCGCGTGCCACGCCTGGCGACGCGGTCGAGCGGGCGATCCGCGACGACGACACGGCCGCCTACAACCGCGAGATGAATGCTCGCGACCTGGCGCGCCTGAAAACAAGGTAACCCATGCCCGCTCCGAATAGTTTCGATTACACCGACTTCCTGGCGCGCGAGACGCTGCGCAAGCTGACCAATAAGCTCGTGATCAGCGAAGCGTTCAACACCTCGTACAACAAGAACTTCACCAAGAGCTTCGCGACCGGCGCGAAGGTCCGCGTGCCGTACCCGGTGCAGTTCCTCCCCGGCAACAACAACGATCTCGGCTACGAGCCCCAGCCGATCATCGACCGCGCGACCGACGTGCGGATCGACCAGATGGCGAAGGTGCACTTCGCCTATGACGTGCTGCAGCGCGCGCTCGAGTCGCGGCACTTCGAGGAAGCGCTGAGCGAGGACATCGTGGATCCGGCCACCAACACGATGTATCAGGACATCGAGGACCGCTGCGCCAAGTACGCGTATATCCATGCCGGGACCGTCGTCGGCGTCCTCGGCACCAACCCGACGACCTTCGATCAGGTGTTCGGCGCCGCGCGCGCGCGGCTCGTCAACCTGGGCGATCGCTCGACCGGCCGCAAGATGATCCTCAACACGTCGATCGGCCGCGCGCTGACCGCCGCGGAACTGCCGCTGTTCGCGCCGATGGGCGAGATCACGCACGCCTTCAAGGAAGGCGCGATCGGCCGCGCGCAGACCTTCGACACCTTCGAGAGCGCCAGCCTCTATACGCACACCTCGGGCGCGTGGGCGGGCGTCGTCGAAGTGACGTCGGCGCCGACCGCGCCGGCGGACCTCGGCACCGGGATCACGACGATCCTCGTCACGCACACGAGCGGCGATACGTTCGTCGTCGGCGACAAAACGAACTTCGCGGCCGTGAACGAAGTCAACAACGCGACGCGGCGCTCGACCGGCCGCTTGCGCGACTTCACGATCCTGGCGCAGACGCTCCTCACGGCGACCACCTCGAGCATCACCATCTCGCCGCCGATGTTCGGCCCCGGCTCGCCGTACCAGAACGTCTCCGCGCTGCCGCTCGCCGGCGCCGACATGGCGCTCTGGCCCGGCACCAACGCCAGCGGCGTCGCCGCCTCGGCGAAAACCGGGACGATCTCGCTCGCGCTGCCCAAAGACGCCTTCGCGCTCGTCGGCGTCAAGCTGCAACTCCCGCCGTCGGCCGGCGACTTCAAGAGCTCGACGAAACGCGATCCGGTCTCCGGCTTGGCCGTGTCCTTCGTCCAGCAATTCGACGCGCGCCTGATGGAATGGGTGACGCGGTTCGATTGTCCCTTCGGGTTCGGCGAGTTCTATTCCGGCAACGCGATTGCGGTCGCGGGAGGCATCTAGTCATGGATAACGGTATCAATACGTTCGCGCCGAGCGTGCAGTACGCGCGCTTCAGCGGCGTCGTGCACCCGCAGAAAACCGCGACGACCCTCGTCGTCACGACCGCGCTCACGCCGATCACCCTCACCCCGGCGCAGGTCCTCCAGGGCCTGTTGCCGGTCGACTGCCAGGACGCCGGCACGATCACCACGCCGACGGCGGCGCTCCTCTGTGCGGCGATCGAAGGCTGCCAGGTCGGCGACTCGTTCGATCTCGACGTCATCAACTACGGCGATACCACGTTGACCATCGGCCTCGGGACCGGCGTCACGAAGCGGACGATCGCGGGCGTCGCGGCGGTCCTGACGATGGTCACGCTCGTGAGCAAGCGGTTGACGTTCATCTGCACCAACGCGACGAAGGGCTCGGAGGCCTGGGAGCTCTGGGCGTTCGGCAGCACCGCGGCGCCGATCGCGTAGTTCGTCGCCTCGTTTCACCATTCGCGCGAATCGTCTCAGGCGATGGCCCGAGGCGGTTCGCGCGCTTCGTTTCTCGTTTCACGAAATCAAGGAATCGTCCCATGAGCCACGACACCCCGACCCCCCGCCTCGTCTACCGCGGCCCCGCGAACGACGCGGCCGACACCGCGACCGCGACCGACGCCGCCGACCTCACCGCGAAACTGAAAGCCGGCTATCGCCTGACCCGCGTCGACGCGAAGCACGAAGCGGAACCCGCGCCGGCGGCCGTGATCACGGTGCCCGCGCAGACCGTGAAAGTCGATCCGACCGTGAAGGTCGACCCCAAGAAGGACGGCAAGAAGTGAGGCGCGCGGGCTGGATCGTCGCGCTGGGGCTGCTGGCGGCGCTCGTCGGCCCGACGCCGACGGCGCAACAGCGCGGCGATCAAGTCCGCTGCGTCGTCACCGTGTCGACGGCCACGACGATCACCGCCGTCGGCGGCGCCTGCGCGGCGCGGCCGCAGATGGCGCTCAACATCACCGATATTGCCTTCTCGACCAACGCGGCCGGCATCGCCGCTGACAGTTTCAACACGCTCAAGTACGGGACCGGCACGACCTGCGGGACCGGCACGGCCGTGTTTTGGGGCGCCTTCTCGACGGCGGCCGTGCAGACGACGACCGTGCAGACGTTCGCGACGCCGCTCCGGCTGCCGCAGAACGTCGACGTGCAGTTGAAGGCGGGCACGCTCTTGCTGCTCGCCGGCCAGGCAGAGGATGCGCGCACGCGCGCCGACAAGGCGCTGGCGCTCGATCCCAAGAACATGAAGGCCCAGGTGTTGCGCGCCAACGCGCTCGCCGGCATGAAGGATCTCGACGGCGCCATCAAGGACATCGACGAAGCGATCAAGCTCGATCCCTCGCAGGCGGCCAG